TCTTTTTGGCCTGATCTTTACCGGTTATAGAGATGCATAATTCATCATGAATTTGAATGTGAGGCAAAATACCCTCTTTGTATAATAATACCATTGCTTTTTTAGTCATGTCTGCAGCACTTCCTTGGATTAATTTATTTAAAGCTTTGTAGGTAAAGGCTGGTTTGTAAAATTCTTCAAACATTTTACAGTGAGGATCATTTTCTGTTAGGCGTCTTGATCTAGAAGCAAGGTAATGATCTCTGGCTTCTTTTAATTTTAAAACAGGCACAGGATTTCTTTGTACTTCTTTTTTTATTTTTCCATCTTCTTCTTTTTCAACGTACTCAGTATAGATAAATATTTTTCTATCCTCGTCCCATTCCTTATCTCTAGGCTCCCACTTATCAAATCTACAAAATCGGTCTTCTAGTGTAAAAACACTTTTATTTATTTCGGCAAAATTCATTAGTCCGTTGGACAGTTCTCTAACGAAAGGGACTTGTCTGTGGTATTCGTCGAATAGTTCTTTAGCTTCTTCCCTATCTAACTCTAAGGAGGCAGCCAGTTTTCCTTTACCCATACCATAAAACAGACCTAAATTAATAGTTTTAGCCTGTTTACGAGTTATCTTCGCCATCTTTGCTACTATCTCGTGAAAATCTGTGTCCGGGTTTTTTCTATATTCTTCCGCTAAATCTTTCACACCATAATAATTATTTTTAAGGGCATAGTGAACAACTAATCTTGGTTCTTGTTGTGAGTAGTCAAAGGATCCCCACTGGTGACCTTCTTCAGGTAAGAAGAACGAACGTATAATGTTACCGTATTTTCCTTTCGCAGGAATTTGTTGAAGATTTGGCTTGGCCATAGAAAATCTTCCTGTTATTGTGCCTCCTCGTTCCCCTCTTATTTGATTGATGTCTGCGTGTATTCTTCCGTTATGGACAAACTTCAATAGACCGTTCACAAAAACGTTGATTAGTTTATCATAAGCTCGAGCTCTTGCAATTAATTTTAAGTAAACATTGGAGTGAGACTCTAAATAATTTTTAGATAAACTCACTCTCCCAGATTTAGGTGTAGATGTATAGTCGGTTATTTCTAACTTGTGCAACAACTTTTCTACAGAATCGGCAGCCCATATTTCTAGTGACACTCCTGTTCGTCTTTTTATTCCTTTTATTATACTCTCTCTTCTTTTTTTTAAATCTAGTCCTAAAGTTTTGGCCTTCCTGGTATCAACCCGAACTCCCTTAAACCTCATATCAACGAGACAGGGAAATAGTTCCATTTCTAAATTAAAAATATTCTCCAACGTTTTTGTTTTGCCACTGATGACCTTAATTGGACTCTTTATTCTTTCCTTAAATATAGTCCATAATTTCAAAGTTAAATTAACATCCTGTTCTGCATAATCTTTTACTACAGAATAGGGAAGCCGATGCATGTTACTTATGGCATCACTTATACCTACCCTATCTATTGACGCTTGCTCTAGGTCATATTTATATTTAGTTTCATTTAAATACTCCTTTGCAACGGCGTCTAGAGAGTATCTCATGCTGTTTTCATTAATAATTGATGCTGCTATCATGGTATCAACGATTGGTCCTTGAACCATGAGCCCTGATTCCTTACGAATCCAGCATACGTCATACATCGCGTTATGAAATACTTTAGTTATATTTTTATTTTGAAATATTTTTTTATTTAAAACTCTCCACACCAGATTCGGTGCAATGTTACTTGCGGCTTTTCCTATCTTTGAAGCACTATCAGTATGTCGAATAGGAAAATATAATTTTTTATTCTTATAGGCTACTGCTATACCACACACTTTTCCGTCACCTCTTATGGCCCCTGATCCAAGAGTCTTTAGATTTGGGTCATAAGTCTCTAAATCGATAGCAACGGTGTCAACATCTTTTAAATTTAAATCTGAGGGCTCAGGTACATAAGACATTATTTCTTCTCCATGTAATCTCTTTCGATAATCATATCAATAAAATGTTTAGCTTTTAACAGATCTTGCTTTCCTCCTTTATTTTGATGTCTTAAAATATATTTAATAACATTTCCTTCAGGATAAAGCAACTTATTCTCAACTACAAACTTACTTGGCTGAATTTTATATTTTAAATAGTGTTTTCCGCCTACTTGTTTTTTATACGCACTCATAAAATAAAATTATAATAAACAATTACTGTCATTATGCATAAAAGCATAAAATCAGTTGCTACACTCATAAACTTAACCCTTTCGATTTGATTAACCACAAAGTTTTTTTTGCTCTTGAACCAGCGACGAACTTTAATCTTTTTTTTGTAAATTTAGGTTCTTCTCGGGATATGTTCAAGTCTAGAACTACATGATCAAATTCCATTCCCTTGATCGTATGAATATTAGCCACGAATATTCTAAAATTTTGTAAGTCTCTATTTTCTTTAACTATATTTCTTATATAATTCTTTGTCTTTAAATCGTTGGCATTAACTAAATCCTGAAGATCTCTTGTTTTTCTTACGATAGGTAACAGATAACCTTTTTTTATAAAGTAACTTATATCATAGCTTCCTCTTTCCAATTTTTCCATTTCTTCTTCACTATAATTGGGTCCCATATATTCACTGTCTATACTCTTTAAAATTTTTTTTGCTATTGTTAAAGTTTTAGGTTCGTCTTGGGAGAAGGATATAAACTCTCTTTGATTTTTAATATCTCTTTTAGGATAAGAAAAAGATTTTACTTTGTCAGAAAGAAGCTTTATAGGGAGATTAAGTTTTATTAAGAAATCTAATATGTCAGAAGGTTCGCCTGATCGATGAGTAAATATAAAAGTTTCTTTAGTGTTTATTAATTTATCGATTAGAAGATGCAAGTTAGGATCTTGGCTCAAGTTCATTAAGTCATAGATTTCACCTTTAATTACTTTTCCATCTTCTGTTCGTGGTGTCCATTTCCTAGTGTATTCATAATGATCCCATACATCTTTAATAACTTCTCTGCACCATTCATTAATTTTTCCTGGACATCTATAGCCTATTTTTAATTCTACTTCTGGATGAGCAAACTCTTTATGAAAAGCATCTGGATCTGCTCCGGCAAATTCAAAAATAGATTGATCAGGATCTCCGGCCTTGTAAAACAAATCACAGTTCTTAGACATTTTTATTTCTGCGCGTCTTTGAATAACACTAGAGTCCTGAGCTTCGTCAATCATTAATACTTTAATGATAGGATCTTTAGGAAGGTCGCAAAATTTTTCTACCATATCCTGAAAGTCCATAACATTTTTCCTGCCTTCATTAATAAGAGGATTTGTTTTGTAGTCCTTATACCGCTCATTCATGTTGATAAGTTGTTGAAGAGTATATTTATAATCATTTATTTTTTCCTCATAACTTAATGTTCTATAATAAGTACTCAATTTCTTACCCATCCCATTATCTCTAGCGAAACTTACAAATTTAAAAAAGGGATGGCCTTTAAATAATGCATCTGTAAAACTAAATTTTCTAGTCGGGGTATATTTATTAAAGATCGGGTATTTAGTTTTTAATATATTATAATCAGTTATTTCAAATACATCACCGCCTTTTGATTTAGTTATTTCATCTTTGCAGTATTTATGAATGGTTGACACATTTTTTTCTCTTATTTTTTTAGTTTCTTTAATTAAATTAAAGAGATCTTTGCCTGTTTCTTTATGATATTCTGTAATATTTTTAGGATCATTAATTTTTTTTCTTATCTCATCAGCTGCGGTATTGGTATGCGATATAATCATAATATCAATGGCTTGATACTTATCTAACGTATCGTAATATCTCTTCATTAGATATCTAGTTTTACCGGTACCTGGCGGACCGGCGACTCTAATTTTTTGCATGTTCTATCTCTTTCGATGATGCTTTTCCTTCAACAGTAAGTGTGAAGTTTTCTGGGTCCTCTGGGTAAGTCCATGTAGGACATGATTTTTCCTTACCGAGTTTAGTTTTTACTTTACCATTATTTTTTTTCCCTTTTAATATTTTGGTAAGCTTGAATGTTAATTCTGCAGCTTTCATAGGTTGTCTTTTAACCTGTAAGTATTGTTGTAGTCTGTCTAGTCGAAGATGCATTAGTTTTTTCTTTTGGTCATAATAACAGGCACCTTCTAAAAGATCCCATTTGTCTATACTCACTGTTGTTTTTTCTAAAAAGTCTCTTATGAGAGATACAAAATCAAAATCATGATGCGCTTCTTCAGAAGCTTCTTCGTATGTTCTTATAGCCAGTCTAGCATCTATAAAATCAGAAAAGTCTGTTGGGTTCATTAACTCCAATGCTTTAGGAGGAAAATGTCCGAAGTTATGAAGTTTAGTAAGGAAGTCCTTCTTAACTTTTAATTCACTTCCTTTGAACTCTACTCTTACGTCTTTAAGTTTATCTCCTTTTGCGTTTACTTTTACATACATATAAAATTTGGGAGGTACACTTCCATATTCATAAATCATTCCCAGTATATCTTCTGCTGCGTAAAGTTCTTTGGCAAACTCTGGATCTATTCCAAAAGGATTTCTTTTACATAAGGAAACATCACAGTATTTTTTTATACATTTTACTTTACATTTAGGATTATAATCATTGTCAGTTAATTGTTCGGTTAATTTAGTTACAATTTTTTCATTTAACGGGGGAGATATATTCTCAGTATTAAAATCACTTAATAAAGAATGCGGTGTTCTAAGTGTTCCCTCAAACTTTGATATAGCCTGATGAGATTTTTTAAAAAACCATGCAGCTTGAAATCCAAATTCATTTCTCATTCCATTTGGAATCTTTCCATTGTTATCTTTCATACAATTATGAATACAGGGAAGATACGCCGGCTTTTTAACTTTTTTATTCTTTACTACTTTTTCTTCTGCTTCTTGTTCGTCTGTTAAATATTGTTTTAAATCATCTTGTGCATAGTGTTCGTACATTTCAAAAAATTCAGCAAGACTCGCCGCATCAAAATTATCTTTATAAGCGTAGCGTGTTCCTTCTTCATGATTAAAGTATGGCATGTTTAACCAACTACCGGTGCCACCTTTTATAAACTCTGTTTGTATTGGATATATACGGTCTAGTTTGTCTGCAACCCCTAACTGAGCTGCAAATTTTTTCAAGACAAACAGTACTTCTTCAGCAGGTACAAATTTTCTAATAAATAAAAATAAATGAGCACATCCACTTTTAGATCTACACATAATTAAAGGGAGGGATAATTCTCTTATTTTCTTTAAAATTTCTTCATAATCTAGATCAAATTTATCCACATCAATGCATCCCCATTTACATTCACTCTTTTCAGTGACTGGCATGATACCAAGACTTGGCTCTAAACCATTTAGATGGTTCTCCCACATGACTGTGGTGACTTCTTCTCTTTTAACTATAGAGACGCCCTCTACTTTTCCAGGAAGATTAGATTTATCTTTCATGAAAATTCCATGGGCCCAATTATAGCCTTCAAATATTTTTATAAATCTATCAATCATCTATTTTAACCGGGCGGTTTAAGTCTCCCGCCGCCGCCCAGTCCCTAGGAAGCTTATAGATTAAGAGAAGATTGTTTCGGTTCTTCTTCAGATCCGTGTTTAACTTTTACTAAACCTTTGCTATTTTTTTCAGCAAATCCTTTAGCAATTGCATAAACACCTTTATCTGAAACCGGTCCAACTTTAGATACATCCCATCCAAACCATGTTCCTTTGTCATTAGACATTTGAACAGTCTTTAGATTATAAATGTGGCTATATGTTGGCGGTGTGAATAAGCCATTTTTACCTTGTAGCTTAAGAC